TCTAAAAGTAAAAGACCACGGAATGAGTTATCACTCAACACCTTTAAATGGGGATCCTGGATTAAAAGAATTAGAATCATATATTGGTGCAACCTCTTGGAATCTATTAGATGAATGGGGTTACGATATGAGTCAATATACAATGTTCTTTACAGAATTTTGGGTACAAGAGTTTTCTAAAAACGGTGGTGGTCACCACTCAACACACGTACATTGGGATAATCATATCTCTGGTTTTTACTTTTTAAAAGCTTCTGATAAAACATCATTTCCTGTAATGCACGATCCAAGAGCAGGCGCAATGATGACAAAACTGCCACAGAAAGATAGAAGTAAAATTAGTACAATGTCAGATTCGATACACTATCGACCTAAACCAGGAACATTAATATTTTTCCCTGCTTATGTACCACACGAATTTGCTGTAGATGACGGAGTGGAACCTTTTAGATTTATTCATTTTAATCTACAAGCAGTACGAAATATTATTGTAAACGCAGCCAAGGGAATAAAATAATGAAAGCTCGATTTAAGAAAAATCATTTTTTAGTGATAAGAGAAGCGATTGATCCAAAGGTAGCAAACTTTGTTTATAATTACTTTTTAATGAAACGACAAGTGGCAAGAACATTTTTTGACACTCGTTATATCTCGCCATTTACAACAGAATGGGGAGTATGGAATGATGAACAAGTACCAAACACGTATTCACATTATGCTGATACAGCAATGGAAACATTGTTATTAGCGTGTCAACCTAAAATGGAAAAGGCGACTGGTCTTACATTAAACCCGACTTACGCTTATGCTCGTATCTATAAAAAAGGTGATGTATTACATAGACATAAAGATAGATTTAGTTGTGAGATTTCAACGACAATGAATCTAGGTGGCGATGATTGGCCAATTTATTTGGAGGCAAAGAAAAATGTTGGAACACCAGATGATGGTTTCCCAGCACAATCTACAAATAAAGGGACCAAGGTCGTATTGAAACCTGGTGATATGTTAGTCTATAAAGGTATGATATTAGAACATTGGCGAGAAACATTTTTAGGTGAAGACTGCGCTCAAGTCTTTTTACATTACAACAATGTAGATTCTCCTAACGCTAATGAAAATATGTTTGACGGAAGACCACATTTAGGATTACCACCATACTTCAAAGGAATGAAGTTAAACAAATAGTTTATTCATAAATAGTATTATGAGTAAATTAGAAGATAAGGTAAATGAAATATTAGGTATTGATAAACCAGAACCTAAAAAAGAAATAGTCAAACAGGAATTTAAACCTGCGGTTCCTCGCAGAGAAGATGATAATAAAGCTGATATAGATAACGACTACAAATACAGCAGAGAAAACTATTATAATCTAATTGAACGAGGACAAGAAGCGATTGAAGGAATACTGGACATCGCCAGAGAAGGTCAACACCCAAGAGCATACGAAGTCGCTGGTCAACTCATAGGACAAGTTGCGGGTACAGTAGATAAGTTACAAGACTTACAAAAGAAACTTAAAGACTTAAAAGAATTACCTAAAACAGCAAATAATAATATTAAGAATGCTCTCTTTGTAGGCTCTACAGCTGAATTACAGAAGATGTTGAAGAAAGATGAAAATACTAAAGTCAAAGACATCACACCCGAAAAAACAGATACTGAAGATAAGTGATTTAACGTATAACACTTATTACGAAAAATACAATCCAAAGTTAACTGATGGTGTAGAAGATATAAAAGATATGATGAATAATCCTATACAAGTTTTCAAACATACTTTAAGTAAATCACCACGTTTTGGTGCTGGTGGTAAACACTATAAAGAAAAACTATATAGTGTAGAGAAAGGTAATCAAAGAGTTACACAAGCGAAAAGACTTGGGTATACTCATATAGAGGCAATCGTAAATGAGCACTAACGAAGCATATCTCGGAAATCCCAATCTTAAAAAAGTAAACACACCTGTTGAGTTTACAAAAGAACAGATTGAAGAATACCAAAAGTGTAGTAACGATCCATTATACTTTATGGAAAACTATGTACGTATTGTATCACTTGATGAAGGTCTAGTACCATTTAAGATGTATAACTTTCAAAAAAAGATTGTACAAACGATACACGATAATAGATTTACAATTTGTAAACTACCTAGACAATCAGGTAAATCAACAACAACGATTTCTTATCTTTTACATTACGCTTTATTTAATCCAAATTCAAACATCGCTATACTTGCGAACAAAAGTTCTACTGCGAGAGATATATTAGGAAGACTACAACTCGCTTATGAAAACTTACCAAAATGGTTACAACAAGGTATCATCAATTGGAACAAAGGTAATATAGAGTTAGAAAACAAATCAACGATTGTAGCAGCGGCGACTTCAAGTTCCGCTATTCGAGGAGGTTCATTTAACATCATCTTCCTTGACGAGTTTGCTTTCGTACCAGCGAATATCGCAGAGATGTTTTTTAGTTCAGTTTATCCTACCATCTCATCTGGTAAAAGAACAAAGATGATTATAGTATCAACACCACACGGTATGAATCAATATTACAAACTATGGGTTGATGCGATTAATAAAAGAAATGATTATGTTCCAATAGAAGTTCATTGGTCAGAAGTTCCAGGAAGAGATGAAGCTTGGAAAGAAATGACTATAAGAAACACAAGTGAAGAACAATTCCAACAAGAGTTTGAGTGTGAGTTTTTAGGTTCTGTTGATACACTTATCTCACCAGCAAAAATTAAAAACACACCATACGCCGATCCGTTACAATCTAAAAATGGATTAAAGATGTTTAAGAAACCAGAAAAGGGTCGTATGTATGTTTGTTGTGTTGACGTGGCGAGAGGTACAAACAAAGATTACTCTGCGTTTATTATAATAGACGTTACCAAAGATGAAAGTAAAAAGATACCTTACGAAGTTGTATGTACATATAAGAACAACGAAGTCAAACCATTTGTCTTTCCAAATATAGTAAGTCAAACGGCAAAGGCGTACAATGAAGCGCATACATTAATTGAAGTTAATGACTTAGGTCAATCAATCGCTGAAGCGATGCACTTTGAGTTAGAATATCCTAATATCTTAATGACAACTCAAAAGGGACGAGCGGGTCAAATACTTGGTGCGATGTTCTCTGGTCGAGGTACATCATTAGGGGTAAGAATGACAAAACAAATAAAAAAGGTGGGTTGTGCGAATTTTAAGACGCTTATGGAGGGTGATAAACTATTAGTTAATGATTTTAGTATCATTGAAGAAATATCGACATTTTCACGTAGAGGAAATAGTTGGATGGCTGAAGAAGGCTGTAATGATGACTTAGTTATGTGTTTAGTCATATTTGGGTGGCTCTCAAATCAACCCTATTTCAAAGAGTTATCTGATTCAAACATAAGAAATCAGATGTATATGGAACAACAAAATCTAATCGAACAAGATATGGCGCCTTTTGGGTTCGTAGATGACGGTATTAATAGTGACCCTATGAATGAAGAAACAATTGATGAATATGGTACACGGTGGTTTCCTGTCGTTAGAAAGGGTCAATAAACTACAATTTCGGGTTATTATAAATATCTACAACTGATAAAGTTTGACTATGGTCATAAGAAAACTTATGGATTTTGAAAAATTAAAAATGTTAATTAGCTAATTAAGAGGAGAAACAACCTATGGCATTTCAAGTATCACCAGGTGTTCTCGTACAGGAAAAAGATTTAAGTAGAATTATTCCTGCGGTATCAACATCAATCGGAGCTTTTGCGGGACAATTCGCAAAGGGACCAGTTGACGAAATCGTAGCAATTTCTAGTGAACAAGAATTAGTAGATACGTTTGGAAAACCAGACTCAACAAACTTTGAGTATTTTTTCAGCGCTGCTAACTTCTTAGCATACTCTAACGCATTAAGAGTAGTACGAGCTACCAACTCATCTTTGACAAATGCTAACAGCGCAGGTTCAAGCGTGTTAGTAAAAAACACAGATGATTATGAAAATAACTATGAAAGCGGACAAGGTGTAGTAGGAACTTTTGCTGCAAGATCAGCAGGAGCATGGGGTAACAACTTATTAGTTGCTACTTGCCCATCGGCTACAGCTTATGAACAAGTATCATCATCATTAGTCGCATCAGATTCAACAACAAACGTAGTAGGAGATACTTCTGTTGCTGTTGATGATAATAGCGTATTTAATGTTGGGGATATTATTCAGTTTTCAACAACTGCTGCAACATCAGATTTTGACGATGGAGATTTTTATAGAATCACATCTTTAGGAGCTGGTGAAACTATTAATTTCGTTCAACACCCTAGAGGTTCTGGCGGATTAAAAAGAACAGTAGTAGATAATGCAAGAATAAAAAGAAGATGGAGATATTACGATTCAGTAGATGGCGCTCCAGGAACATCACCATATGTATCTGATAGATCAGGTTCAGGTGACGAAATCCACGTTGTAGTCGTTGACGAAGACGGTGGTATCACTGGTACTCCAGGCGAAGTAATCGAAACATTTTCTAACTTATCAAAAGCGGCTGACGCAAAAACTCCGCAAGGAGACACTAACTACTATCCAACTGTAATTAAAAACAAATCTAATTACATATATTGGATGGACCACAATACTTCTGGTTCAAATTGGGGTAACAACGCAACTGGAACAACTTTCACTGCTGTTAATACACCAACTAACGAATCATTATCTGGTGGTTCAAGTGGTTCAACTGTTACAGATGCAGAATTAAAAACAGCATACGAGAAATTCCAAGATGCTGAAACTGTAGATGTAGGGTTAATCATTGCTGGTCCAAGTGGAAGTACAACACACGTTGATAATCTTATCACAATTGCTGAAGAAAGAAAAGACGCAATCGTGTTTGCTTCACCACAAAGAACAGATGTAGTTAATATCACTAACTCAAATACACAAACAACTAACGTTATCGGTTTCTTCGATAGTGTTAGATCATCAAGTTATGTTGTATTTGACAGTGGTTACAAATATGCTTACGACAGATACAATGACGTATATAGATTTGTACCATTGAATGGTGACATTGCTGGTCTAGCGGCGAGAACTGATTTAATCGCTGATGCATGGTACTCACCTGCTGGTTTCAACAGAGGTATCATTAGAGGCGCAGTTAAATTAGCGTACAATCCAACAAAATCACAAAGAGATCAACTATATCCTAAGAGAGTTAACCCAGTGGCAACTTTCCCAGGTCAAGGTACAATTCTTTTTGGTGACAAAACTGGATTAAGTTCGCCAAGTGCTTTCGATAGAATCAACGTAAGAAGATTGTTTATCACTTTAGAGAAGGCGATTGCAACTGCTTCTAAATTCCAACTCTTTGAGTTC